AATGTTGCCGCTAGCAATAACGGAAATGTTGCTTGCAGTTTGACCGGCAATAGCGTTCGATACATCGATCAGCGCGAATTCAGTTCCTACCCCTTGGGACAGCAACATGTCCGGTGGAGCAAGCGCAACTGCTGGTGCCGCTCCACTACCCGTGCCACTCGTATCGACAACAACGTAGTGATTCAGATTGGTAGCAGCAGGAGCAGGCAGTGCTGACCCTGCAGAAAAACCAGCAGATGAACCAGCAGTTGTCACGCTGCTCATCAGGTTTGTGTTTGCGTTATATGAACCAGCATTCACCAAGTTGCCCGACAACACCGTGATCGGGATAAATGCTGATCCTGTGTAGATATAAAGGTCTTCTGAGGTTTCATCCCAGAACATCTGGCCCTTATAGTCACCAGCAGGGAAGATCGTAACGTTGTCACTGCCTAATGCACCGCCAAACAAAACTGTTGATTGATCAGCCATCTTGGCAGCCGTAATTGCATCATTAGCAATCAAACTTGTGCCAATCGTGCCAGAAGTCAGCTTCGCGGCAGAATGATCAGGAATATCATCAGCAACAAGCGTAGTGCCAGCAGTAACAACACCCTGAGCACTTACTGTGACCTTGGTGTACGTTCCACTCGTTACCGTATTGTCGATACTCAGATTGCCGCTTACATCAACTGCTAAGCCACTACCGGCAATGACTCCACCAACAGCAGATGAAGTGGCAATTGGTAGATCAGCTGATGCAATAGCACGACCACCAGTGATTAGTCCTTGAGCGTTATAGGTGACGACATGATGCGTTGAACTGGCCGTGACAGTATTGTCAATCTCGATGGTGTCAGAATCCATCGTCAGGCCATTGCCATTAACAATGACACCGCCTTTTGCTGAAGTCGTTGCTGTTGGTAGATCTGTTCCGCTAATCGCTCGATAACCAACCGTTCCAGCAGCACCTGTCGGACCTGCTAAAAATTGAGCAGCAGCAGTCGTGTCATCTAACGTTGCAGAAACCGTGACTGTTGATCCGCTTGTCGTCGCAACAATGTTGACTTCACCAGTCGTGCTGCCACTGACAGTGTTGATTGAACCAGGAGCTTTTAGGCTTTGCCATGCAGACCCGTCCCAGGCATACAGGCTGTTGTCATCTGTATCCAGCGCAAGCTGACCAGTAAACGCTCCAGAGGCAGGCAGTGTCGTGACGAGATCAACAGTTGACTCATTTGCCAACTTGGCTGCCGTCACTGCATCATCAGCAACCTTGGCTGTAGTGACTGCTGAATCGGCAAGGGCAGCAGTTGCAATATCACCAGCGGCAAACAGGATCTTTGCGCCAGGGATCGTATCGTCACTGATGACCGTGACACCATTAGCGATCAGATCAGAAACTGTGATCTTTTTCGTCTCACTTGCCGCGTCACTGACGATGGCCAGCTCATCAGCAGCTGCAAGGTTTGCCCCTGTAAGAGCACTCAGTTCACTGATTTTAAGATCGGCCATGGATGAGCAGCCTCCAGGGGCTTAAACGTCAGAGCTTTCTAGCAACAGCTTAGCTGTGCCATCCTGATCCAAGAGTATGTCATCGCTGTTTTCCTGCAAGAGCTTGTCAGTCGGCGCCAAGTTGACTCTCAGGCGTATTTCACCAGTCGTGACAAAGTCAGCCGTAAATTGCACGGCAGTCGATGGGCTGAACTGTGTAGCGCAAGCTGTTAAGACACCGTCGAATTCGTACCAGACCTCATCATTGGCATTTGCCGCTACACCGCTTGGGTTATAGCCAGATGTTTTGAGATAGAACTTTGCCCTAAACTTACTGCCCACTTTTGTGCGCAGAACGAGTTGCAATAAGTATTGCGGGACTTGATTGACTGTTTCGCCTGTATATTCCCAAAAGCAAGACATCCGGCCAGAGCCAGACATCAATGAACTGATTTGACTCCTAAACTCGTCTGACAGTGTTGTTGTGTCAACAGTTTCACGCTCTGTGTTTAGCTCAAAACTATTAACCTGGGCAATAATTCTAAAATCCGTATTCTCAACTGATACTCTGATTGGCACATTTGCAGAAGGAACTGCAAGAGTGACTGCATCAGCTAACGCACCATTGATGGCATCGGCATAGCTCGTAAACAATCGAATTCCGCCAATATCGTCTACGTTGATAAACCGTTTAACGCCTGTTTTGTTGTAGCTATCAATAAAGGACAGCACAGAGCCATCAGTACTTGTAATCTCAACTTGATCACCCGTTATCAACTGCCCACGCTGAAAATCAAAGCTAAGCCTCTTACGACTAACGTTGACATCACTGGTATTTACCGTGGAGCGCAGGTCTGTATCTTCAAACTGGCGACGCAGTTCAACCTGACCAAACGTGCCTAGATAAACACTCATGAGATCGTTACGGTAGACAACGCTCCAGTGCCTTGGAAGCTGATTTCAGCCCGAACGATGTCACCAGTTGCCGCACCAATGCTCGCGCTGGTGATATACGCGGTCATCCTAATGTCATTATTGGTAGGACCATCAACCCAACGAAACGTCAGATCAACAGTTTGACTGCTGGAAACACCGTCAGATCCGGTCTTAAAAACGTTGGCCAGCAGGTTGCTTGTGTTGATATTGCTGCTGTCGTCCTTGTAATACAGCAACGTCGCGCTGCCGCTATACCCTGAAACACCTGGAACGTAACTACGCAGATTTTCGCTTAACGTTGTCGTCTCAAGTGTTTCCAGGCTTGACTGCACCGAAAAATTAACCACCTTGGCGAGAGTCGTGCCTGACAACTGCATGACTCCATCTCTGCCGCTGTAGACCTTCGCCATCAGAGCACACCAATCAGATTCACTGTAACAGTGCTCGTTCCAGGGCGCACCTGAGCGAGCTGAGGCGAATTCTCGTAACGGTACTTGTTACCAGTCGTTTGAGCACCGAGCGCATCACTGTTTCCTTCCCATCCACCACGCGCTGATTGACCAAGATCAAACGTGTCAAAAGTGCCGCGCACAAACTCATAGTGATCTAGAAACTGTTCAGCCTGTGCGTCAGTGATGTTTGCATAGGTGAGCTGCAGCTTCATGTTGGTGCGGTTGCTGCCATACAGAATCCGCGTCTCCGCGCCATTCTGCGCCTTAAACGTCTTGATCGGGAAATCACCCGACTCAAACGTTCGACCGGTTGGCGTCAGTGCAGGAAAGTCCATTACTCGATTTCAAAGGAACCGTCGAGGAGCGCCTCAACAATGCGACTGCTGCCGTCATCATTACAAGGATACTCAGACGCAACAATATCAACTGTGCCTTGATCTGAAAATGTCAGTTGCTCGACAACGTATGTATTAGTATTCACTTCATCGTTTTTAATCGTAAACACTGTGTCGTGGAATGTTGTTTCGGCCACAATGCCGCCAGCAACAAACATCGTTCCATCTTCAACCTCATCAGATCCTGGTTTAAAATAAATCACTTCATAAGTGCCATCTGGTAAATCACTGACGCTGGTAACAACACCAGAACTATTGATTGTTCCGCTATTTGCACTGCTGTAGGGGCTTGACTCGGTTCTGACCTTAATGAACGAACCGGCCTGAATACTTAAGCCTTCAAGAGTTGTTGAAAAGCTAATCGTATGCGTAACAAGAGCACGCAATGCCAGGAAATACTTGGCAACCTTTTCAGCGTGTTCCTGTGAAGTGCAAAACTGAGTCAGGTCAAACTGCTCGACAGGCAGCACGTTGACACCAGCATCAGCAAACAATCTGTTGCTTTGTGTCGCCCTGACGCTGATTGCTTTCTCTTCTGGCAGGCTATTTCTTCGTTCTTGCCTGAAACGTACAACTGCCTTAAAAGCCCTGCGTTCTTCTGTGCTGAGATATTCAACCTTAAACGTATCCTCTAAGATGTTGCCAGAGGTAAAGAACTGCGCGATCGGAACAGCGCCTTCAATCACGTTGCCAAACTGGTCAATTGGCAGCGCAGGCTTCAGGCTGAACTTGCCGTCAATGATCACAAAGTTACATAAGAAGAATGGTGCAACATCCATGATGAACTGACGCAAGTTAGTCCGCTCAACAATCGGACCATTGAAAAACATTCTTTCCTTAAACAAGAACCTTGACGTTAAGATCAATTGATCTTTTTCAATAAGATTAGGGTTGTCACGGTTCATTGCCAACAGACCACCCGCACCGGCAACCTGATCAGTCAGCAAGAAGTAGACAAGATCAGTAAACAAGTTGCTAGGACCAACCTCATTCGTGTCGTTGTAAACACGCTGCTTATCCGGATGCAAACGTTCCACATGCATACCGCTGGCAAGCCAGCAGCGAAGTTGATCAAGCTGCGTGAAATTACGACTAGCTTTCAGCGAAAGCCCTGCCAACGTCAGGTTGTCATAGCTTGGCGCTTGTTCGTTTAACTGCATTTCGTTGACATATACGATTTCATGCTCTGGCTGATTAAGATTTGATTTCTCCACAAAATCACGATACTGACTGATGTCAGTAACCTGCGACGATGTAATAAACGTTTCTTCTGCTTCACTTATTGCTGAAGTTCCTGCGTCCGAAACGTTTTTAACTATAAACTGATGGCCAACTTTGGGGTAGGATGTTTTAAAAGGATTTGAGTTTGTAGGCGCATGAAGCTCTTTAAATTTATCGCCAACTTCCCAACCTTCGCTTGTATCGCTACCCTGAACAACTTCGATTGAGTTAATTCGCCAGTGCGCCTTGTTTCCTACACTATAGAAAGCGTCGTCGTCATCAATGCCTCTGCCTGACCGATAGCCGCTTGTATTAAAATGCGCTTCGCCCGTAATTTTTAGTCTAATCGATCTGCCCTGGTTGTTAAAAACTTTCTCAACTGTCTTAGTTTCACCGATAGCGTTTTCTGGGTTTGTGTTGTCAAACAAGTAATACCTATATGCCTGTCTTCTGGCAGGGAGCGGATCAACCGCTTCGTCTGTCTCCTCTTCGACATTAAACAACATGCCTGACCATTGCATCACCTCTCCTCCCGCACCATCAGGTCTCCTAAATGGATTGCTTGACGAATATGCTGGCGCAGTTTTGCCTATTACATTTGTAGCGTGCAGACCGCGTCTAATTTGCACTTTATCATTCTTTTTATTTGCTACGCCGCTGTCAAGAATTCTTACCTGGACAAACCTCCATCCATGAGTTTTGCCGCTTTCAGCCGCCAAAGTGGGGCTTAACACCTGTTTCCGGACAGTCCATTTAACATGCATCCAGCCACTTGTATCGTTGTCAATATATTCAAAGCTCAGAAACTTATACTCACGGTCTACTATGTAGTTTGAGTCATCTGCATCACCGACAACTTCATAAAAGAACGCAGCAAGCTTACCTTGAGTGGTGGTTGCATTTGATTGATTTTTTAACTTTTTCAAGAAGCCCGCAGCAGTTTTTCCGGCTTGCGCTTTTGGTAACTCATCATTATATTCAACAACGCTAGGCAATATCTGACCAGGAACCAGGTCTGATTTACGTTCACCTCGCGTAAATTCCTTGTTTAACTGTATGCGTTCTTTCCAGCTATATTGACTATCGCCTATTGGGCGCCCATTGAAAACAGCAGTTATTGTCCCAATGTTTTTCATGTTTTTGGCGACCAAGGCCAAAGAAGGATCAAGCCTATTATCGCTGTTTGTAGAGGTTGATTGAGATAGCTCATACACAACATCGTCCGGAATGCTGTTAACATCACTGCCTGAAATTGGCACAAACTTAAACTCAAGCTCTCTCGCTCCAGTCTTCTCTGAATTTTTAAAACGGATAAAATTATATTGTGGAACAGGACGCTGACCCCTGATCACGAAGTAATAAGGGAATGGCACAAAATCTTCGTCGGCGTCTGAGGCGTTTTTGATAAATACACGAAAAAACGAAGATCGAACAATGCTTGCCGTGATTGTGCCGTTATTGACTTGGATTCCATCTTCGTCAAACTCCCCAATCTCCGTGGGGGTTGGCAGGCTATTAAATGCACACAGCCCATTTAGGCGCTGATAAACCGTGCTTTTGATTCCAATCTCTGTTGAAACGGCTGGACGGTTATTGCGGACACTTGCGATAGCAACTTTGGTCAACGGGTAGAACTTTTCACCAATGCCCTGTTGAACATCTTCACCGCTATCGCCAATGTATTCGTGCTCTGGGGCTACTACTGCAAACTTAGACACGATTCCAACCTTTTTGCCAATAGAGGTAGAAGTGTCAATACACTTAAGAAAAATTTCTTGGTCAACTTTACTGTCAGGCTCAAAGCGGGACTGCTTTCTTTTAAAAACCACCCAGATACATCCACCAATTTCAAATTTCTCTCCTAACTGCAAAGATGCATCAGCCTCGATCTGCAACGCTTCAACGGTTGAGTTGATTTCGTCAACGGTTTCGCCCCTTTCTCCTCGTTTGTAAAAATCTTCGTCGATGCTGCTGTCGCTGATTAAGAATGTAAGCCTGTCGCCGACCTCAATGTTTTTGATTGTCTCTCTTTTTTTGTCAATACTTCCTCCGTGATTGTTTATTTGCCCTTGAATTGTCGTTCCTTTTGGGATATTGATCACGCTGTCATTAACAGAATGCTCTGGCCTAGGCTTGTACTGAACTAGACCCATCCTTGGGCTATAATTTCTACCTTTTCCAGCTTGATTCTGTTTGCGAATTTTATTTAAATCTTTTATTTCTGTATCGTTAATTGTCTTGTCTGAGCCGAGTTTATATCGTACATAGTTTAAATCACCTGCGATTTTGACGCGTGTTATTGTTAGTGCTTTCCTTGACCTGTTAGGCAAGTCCTCGTCAATAGAAATAATTTTGTAGTTAAGCCTATAGCTTGTTCCATTTGCAATAGCGCCATAAACGCCAAACTGAGTGTTGTTTGCAGGTGAGTAAGCTTGGCAAAACGCTTTATCTTGATCACCACGAAATGTTGGACAAGTAAAGACATCGTCATCGCCTTTTACTGCTTCCGGATCACCAGATGCCGGTTCTTCTATAGTGCCATATTGCCGGTCGCCTGCCAAAATCCGTCGAGTAACGCTAGAGTTTGCTTTCCAATAGAATGTGAAAAAATCTTTGTAAATAGAATCAAGCGCATTGTTGCCTAAATAAATTCCCTGCAAAGCCGGTGCAGCAATGCCCGTTCCAGGTACACCTTGCTCGCCGACAATGAACATCAACTTGGCCCGCTGCAGCGTTCCATGACTGAACATGCGGGACCAGACCAGCTTTAACGTAACCAGCATCCCACCAATATCTTCTTCCTCGCGGTAAAGACCAAAAATTAGTGGGATAGGTGACGCATAATCTGCAAGCTCTGCAAGCGTGTCAAAACCTCTTGACGGTGTAAACCTATTAGCTCCTGTAATA